GTTCTGTAATGTTACGGTGCCGGACTTGATAACCTCTGCCTTGAAATTCTTGGAAGATGCCAGCGCATCCACAAGGGCATTAGCTTCGTCTGTTCCGGCGGCAAATTCTACCTTCTCAAACTCTGTTGTACCGGCATAAAAAATGCACTCTTTGAGAGTGCTGTCTGAGAGCTTTTCACGGACTGTTACTACAAAGTCCTTTGCTCCTGGATATTTGGCTGTGATGCTTACTACATCTGTGGCTTCGCTGTCCTGCAACTTGATACTGCCCTGAGTACCGCCGTTACCGACTCTGCAGGCGATGATCGTCTTTGCGCCACCAGCGATTGCCTCCTTCATTGCGTCCGTAGTAAGTGCGGTACCGAATGTTCCTTCGTAGCCATCCTCTGCAGATAATTCGATTGCCTCATTGAGAGGACCAAAATCTGCACGGAAGATTACTGCGGTAACACCATTCATAACACCGGCGGCGGCGTTTCCACCTTTCTTCTGAATGTTGAAATAGGTACCAGGACGCACCTTAGTTTCGCCTAAAATGAATGTTCCTGCCATTTCTACTTAACCTCCTTCTGTAAGAACTTGCTTACAATTTCCTTTGCCTCTGATACTGTGTACTCGGCTTTGCCGTCAGTTTTCAGAGCGGCTACAACACATTCCTGCATTGTGCCAAATACGCTTCTTGCGTTGCCTGCAAGCTCGCTTACTGTGTAAACGGACTCTGCAGGGGCCTTTTTCTCCGGCTTCTTTTCTGCCTTTGTTTCAGCAGGTGCCGGAGTTGCTGTTTCCTTAGCCATGCTTTACCTCCTTAACTGTAATTTCCATGAGCTGCCGTAAGCACATGAGGCTTAGCCTTGTACCTAAGCAATCCATAGTGACCTGTGATGAATACCTGGCCTTCCTTCAAGTAGTCAGATTTGTAATTCACCTGCAGTCTCTTAATGAACATAGGCGAATAGTCCAGCATGATTACCTCTCCGTCTAGTGACAGGTGGTTGGCAATATCTGCTGCCATCTTCAATCTCACTGTGCTTTCCGGACATAAAACATGGACGGCAATTCTACCGTCCATCCAGGCTACTGTATTCGTTTCTTCCTGCTTCTCAGATGAAATCAGTCTGCAGTAAACCACCGGCTGATCCGCTGAGGCTTCGGTTATTTCCTCCATCCGGTCATACCCCATCACCAGGCATTTCGGGTACAATTCCTTGATGTACTTATCAACCGCCATTACCGGGTCCGGATCGGACGTTTCCATAGACGGATATTCCAGGATGTCAAATCTGACTTCACAGCCGATTACAACACCGGCTTTTCCTGCGTCCTCGCCCATAGTGAACGCATCCGTTCTCGCCCAGGTAAAGCAGTATGGTGTACCGCCTTCCGGAAGAAGGATCACATCACGCAGACATTCCTTCACGATAGGCGATATGTCCTCCGGAAATACATCTGTCGTATTCTGACAGAATACCGATACCGAAAGACTGCCGGCGCTGTTTCGTTCTTCGTTTGCCTGCAGGTCGTAGTTGTAAGTTACCATTGGGTACTGCGTTTCACCGCCCCACCCTTCCTGTTCGTCGCCCGGTGCTTCCGAACTAAAAACAGCAGGCACACCATTGTAGGTCGTAAGCCTCTCTGTAAGTGCTGCTGTACTGACGAACCTTTTCTGAATCAGTTCTTCCAGCTTCACTCTGTCGCTCCTTCCTCAGTTCCCTGCTCTTCGATGCCGTAGGTCTTGACCTCCGACATATCATGTGAATATCGGATTTCCCACTGACCGCCTACCGCTTCATCAATGGGAATCCGAAAGTGATTAGTTACATTGCCGATACCCGGATGATACTGGACGATCAGCTCCTTCTCGGTGGCTGATGTTACAAATCCGGCTTTACCTTCCGGCCATGTGCGATGCTTGCCATAGACCAAATCGCCCCTGGCAATCTCGCTCAAATCGAAGGTTGCTATCGGCTGTTTTACTACCAGTGCCATATATCATGCCTCCTTAGCCATACGGCTCCTTGTAAATTTTCTCAATTTCCGGGGTTGCCTTCTCCTTGATCTTGTCTACGAATGGTCTTGCTGCCATTTTCTTCGTTCCGTTTTCAAGGTAGCCAGCATACTTCTCTTGGCTTTCCAGTTCTGCAATGATTTGGACTCCGCCACCAGCGGTACCGCCTTCGCTCTTTACCTGGCCATTCCAGTGCATACGGAGATTTCCTGTACGTCTTGCCGGTGGTTCTCCTGGTGCCGAAGCTGTGTAGGTCGCTTTGCTGTGCGGTTTGCGATATGTTCGCCCGCTTCTCTGACCTTTTAGCACTTCCAGCTCTGCGTTCCTCATAGCATTCACTGCCCTAACGCCCCTGGCTACGACTTGCCGGTTGATTTTGGCTACTTGTCCTTTGACTGTTGCCCTTATGGCACTTCCTGCACTCCCTGCTTTTCCATCGTTCCACAGCTTCACTTGACATCCTTCCTTTCCTCGGCGTAGTAGATTGTGGATATACCAAAGCTCCCCACCTCGTCCAGGTCGATAATGTAAAACGTGCGATTTCCGAGTATGAGTTTATCGGACTTCTTTGCTTCCGGACTGCCTGCCTGCACAATCGTATGGGTACAAACACGGTCTCTCGTTGAATGAGATTCCTTCTGCTCCTTCGTGGACTCAGCAAGACATCCTCTGATGATCTTTGAGCCGTCTCCCTTCGGTGCGTTTGCTACCCTTCCGCTCGCTGTTACAACCTGCGTATTTGACTCGACAACAAAATCCTTGAATAGGTTTCCCGGCCTTAAATACATAAACCTCGCATTTATCATCCGTTCCACACCCTTTCGTTTTCGTGCATTCCGGTATGGAAGTAAGGCGGACCATCTACCCCATTTCCAAACCGTGGCACTGACACCGACTCTGCCTGGACCTCTTTTTTCAGCTTGTCGTAATCTTCTTTCCAAAGTTTCGCCCTGCCGTTCATATCCAGGCTGAGAGGACCGGTCTTTGTGTTGACCTCATACGCAAAGCGGCGGCACAGACTTTCAAGGAGCATCAGCTTTGCTCGCTTCCACTTTTTCGGGTATGCGTCGATTGCTGCTTGTATCTCCTCGTCGGTCAATGCCGTCGTATCTGCCAGGCCCTCTACCATCGTGTCTCCAAGCTCAAACCTCATACGGTCTTTGCCAAACTCCGTGATGTTTCCCGGCTCATATGTGTATGCACCTTTTGACATTAGGTATCAGCTCCCTCCGTATTGCTGTCTGTGGTTGCGTTACCGCCTACGGATTCGTTTGAATTGCCGTCAGCGGAGAATAAAGTGTCATGCTGTTTCTGAGCCGCTTTCTTGACCGTAGCACGTGTGTCTAAGGCGTGAAGCAAGATCAGAACGCTGTCGGACTGTACGCTGGCTACTGCTTTTGCGCCGTCGTCCGCATTCATCTGCAGTACATCGACCACAGACTGAATATCCTCTACGCTGCAGGAAACCGCTGTTACATTGTCGCCCTCGCCCTTGACTGTCACGGTAAAACCGGCATTGTCAGAGTCAAACGGTTCGAGTTCTGCAACTGCGGACTGGATCATCTCGTCCACCTGCTCCTGCGTAAATCCTTTGCCTGCATTGGCGACTGCATCGGCGATCATCTCGTCCACCTGCTCCTGCGAATAAAGGGCACCGGACTGTTCCGGTACCCCTGCTTCGTCATTTGCGGCTGAGATTACGCCGAGCTTTTCTTCTCTCTCGATGTTTACCACGAGTTCTGCCGGGATTTCATCCCCAATGAAGAATTTTTGGCCGCCATAACTGCAAGGCTTCTTTGCAATTAATCTCATGGCGAAACCTCCTTACACTGCGTCGTAACCGAAGAATGCAAGATCATCTGCAGTTTTCTTCATGTCGTAAGCCATAAGACCCTCGACAAACTCAGAATGTGTTCCAGCCTCGCCCGGGTAGTTGAGTACCGGAAGTAAGATGCCGTTCTCTAACATATCCCAAGTGAAGATGTAACCTGCAGAAGGCTCCTCGATGGAAGGTGTATCTGTTGCATACGCTAACAGGAATGAGTTAGGATCGCCGATGAACTGCATATTTGCAGCCTGGCCTAAACCGGCTTTGTTCTGCACGGTCTGATCGATAACAATTCTGTCAACTCCGAAGAGCTGTGCAAGCACATTCTCGGTAACATTTGCAGGATTTGCAGTTGTACCGCCAAACTTCACTCTTTCGAGGATCGCAGGGTGTACCTTCAACGCATTAAATACGTTGATGCCGAGTCCTAATCTGTTAGGAGTACGTCCGGTTGCCTGTCTCATGGCGGTTTTCTTTGCGTCGAAGAATGCAATAGGATCGCTGTTGCCGTTGCTGAACTTGATAAATTCATTTCCGGAAACAGCTGTATCATCCTTGCCCTGTCCTTCATTCGCCCATACTCCCTGCTTCATAAAGGACTTGGAGAAATCCGAATCCTGGTGGATGTTTGCCTGTGCTGCCATAACCTTAGTTCTCTGCTGGCGAGGGTCTGCAGTACGAGGTCCCTGTCGGCGATTAAGGTCAGTCTGACGAATGGAGTCGATACCCATAATCATCTGATCTACTGTACAAGCATAGGTCTCTGTGTGTTCAGAGATTACTGCAGGGTCAACCTTGCCGTATGCAGGCTTTCTCTGCCAGTTATCACGTAACAGATCCTCTTTGTCGAATACATAATAGTTGTCAGAGGATAACCCTACCGGGCAAACCGGGAACATATTCTTTGCAAGGGTTGTTGAATCCTGCTGATAATAAGCCAGCGCCATAGTAGAAAGCGCTGTGTGTGGTCTGAAAGCACCCTTGGCAATGTCTGCCTGGATGCTCTTTGCTGTTCTTTTCATTTACCATTTCCTCCTTCTTTATTTTGCGGCGTTCTTCTGATACTTGGAAATCTGAACTCTCACGTAGTCATTCTCAGCCGCATTGCTAAGTGCCACGCCGATCACATAATCTCCGTCAGCTGCCTTTGTTGCTTTTCCTGCTGTTGCAGTTACCTCTTCGCCCTTCTTGATGGCTCCGCCAGCAAGAATGTAGCCGATGTCCTTAATCTGAACATCTACCTGGTCGCCCTTTGCAACCTTTCCGGACTCTGCTCCGGAGATGTCGTTATAGCCTGCCTCAATAATTGCAATGCCTACGATAGGTGCTGTGCCGTCGGTTGCTACGACTACATCTCCATTCTCGTCATATTTGAGAATGAGGTTTCTCACATCGTCGATAGCAGCACCGGCCTGCTCTGCGATTGTCACAGACTGGTTAATCTGTGAGCCGTTGAAGTTTCTCTTTGCCATGGTCTTTTCCTCCTTCCTTAAAATCCTTCCTCAGCGTCGTATGCGTCCATAAGGTCCGGGTTATCTTCCCAAGCCTTAGCCAGCGCATCCGTATAGCTCATGGAAGGTTCTTTCTGCATATAGCTCTTGGCGATACCTTCGATCTTGCCCTCTGCATCACTTACGTGCACAGAGCCGTGGCCGGACTTGCCTACCTCGGAAAAAACGCCGGATTTGTTGACCGCTTCCACGGTGGCATCAAGAACGGCGATCATATCGTTGTATGCAGTTCCACCGGTAGCTCTGAGAGATTTGAGCATAGGTACAAGCTCCTCTTTCTTCTTGCCGATGATTTCATACTTGCCTGCTACGGCTTCAAGTTCTCTGTTCTCAGCATCCTCCCGGAACTTTCTGAGTGCTTCGATTTCTGCCTTAACAGCAGGATTGAGTCCCTTGTAGATGTCCTCGCCATCTGCAGGTGTTTCCTGGTTCTGCTCAGGCTTCTCAACAGACTTTGTTACCGCAGGTTTTCCCTCCGGAGTCTGCTCTGTCTGAGCCGGGTCGTCTGCCACGCCGTATCTCTTCTCAATATCTTCGAGAATGAGAAGCTCAGCCTGGGTCATTTTGCTCTTGTCGATCTTCATATCTTCGTTGTCTCCTTTCGACTGTTTCTTTTTGCCCTGGTCCTTTTTGTCCTCTGTGTCTACCTCCGGATCGTCTCCTTCTCCGGCAGGCTTTCCAGCGGCGGTCTGTGCCTTCTCGATGTTGTCATTCAGCCTTGCAGCCGCAGACTTCATCATTGCCAGGTCACTCTCCGTCACCTCGTCACTCTTTACGATGTTGATTACCTTTCCGCCGGACCAGTTGCTAATCGCTTCCTTCACTACTGCAGTGAACTCGTCAAGGCTCTCATTCATCGCTGTTGCTGCGCCGGTGCTATCCAGCTCCTCATCATTCAGAATCGAACAGAGGCTTGCCTGCAGTGCGTAGCATATATCCCAAATTTCATCAGCAATCTTTCTGTTCTTGATTTCATTGAAACGCTCGTTGAAACTAACAGAGTTGCCTTTCAGAACTTCCTCTACTGCACTGTCGATCTCTTCCTGGTTCATGCCGGCCTTTTTGCCGATGAAACCGAACAATCGGCTGACAAAACCATTCTTATCGCCATTCTCTCCTGTGGACTGCCCCTTTTCGCCTTTACTCTTTGTTAGCTTAATGTGAGCATCCGGATTTGCACCTTCATCTACAAAATCAACCTTGCTGATTCTGAGATTTTTTAACTTTGTTGCCACTTTGCTTCCTCCTTTCCGCAAGATTTATATTAAAAAAGGCACCTTTGCGGTGCCTCTCCTAATAACGGAATGATGTTTCTGTTGCTGATAAACTCTTCTAACTGCTCTACTGTGGACTCTCGCAGGTTATTCAAACCGTAGCGGTCCATAAATTCGAGCAGGAAATCAGAAAAAGGCACCATATCGGATGCCTTGCTGATCTGTTTTATCAATTTGTTCTTTTTGCTTAGATTTGTCTCCATAATGTGAACTACCTATGCCCTTATTACACTCTCGTATGTGGAATTATAAGGTTAAGACTGCTGAAAAACTCAATACGCCCCATTTTTACAAGGTGTTTTCATCTTCTACTTCGACTCTCTCGGCTTCTCCTTCGATTGAGAACATCGGATATGTGCCGTCCTTAACCTTTTCCCATACATCCTCGTCGGTTACTTTGAAGCCGATCCACCAACCAATCGGAAGAGTGCCTGCCGGGATTCCCATTGCCTGCATTTTCTCTTCCGTGAATACCACGGATTCAACCAGGACTGCAGCGCCGCCTCTTTCGTGCATTTCTCCACCTTCACGATAGAGCAACACGTACTGATATGCTGCGTTTTCCAATTCTTCCGGCTCGATGATGTCCTCCTGCCAGTCCTCAATCTCTTCTCCGTCAGCACGGATAGCCACATTCGCCCAGCCAAATGCCAGGTGCTTGTCGTCGTCGGACTTGGCAATCTTAAACCTGCCTTTAATCACATTGCTGGCAGGCTCTTTCTTCTGCGGTTCTGCAGATTTCTTGATGAAATCAGAGAACTTCTTCACTTTCTCACTTCCTTCCTCTCGGTGCAGCCACTTCGATATACTCGATAGCGCAGGCACATCTCGGGTGTGCAGGTGGTAACATATGTTGTCCTGCAAACAGAACCTTTCCTTTGAAATCAAAGTCGGAGTCCATATCTACCTCAGTACCTTCCAGCGCATTGCAGATGTCGCACACCGAATCGTCTCCGGATGTACTCCATCTCTTTACCATCGTTCCAAGATACCCTTCGCCCTGTGCCTGGCGTATGCCTTCATCGGCTCCACGGTTATAAGCAAAAGCACTCTCGGTCTGAGCGATTGTGAATGCCCTGGCCCGGTGCTGTTTCTCTGCATATTTCTGAGAAGCGTCCAATGCCTTCCGGCGGATGCTCTCAATCTTCATTCTCGGATGCTCTTTTCGCATCGTAGCCACGATATTGTCATAATACCTGGCGTTTGCTCTTGCGTCACCCTCTGTCAGACCGATGCATGGACGAATGAGCCTTGCCAGTTCATCTACTGTATGGCTCTCTCTCATTTTCTTTTCCAGGAGTGCCGCTATTGCGTCCTTCTGTTCTTCTGTGCATCGGGTAACAAACTCAGCTCCTCTTTCACTGATCCAGTCGAGAACGCCAGGTGTCTGAGTGTTAAACTCAAAAGCGAGACCGTCCAGGATTGGTTGCCCGGTTGGTCCCGCTGCTATTGCCTGCGTCCACATTGACTGTAATCTCTCGGCAACAAGCACTGAGTAATCCTGTTGCCAAGCCTCTAATGTCTCTTTGCTGAGGCTTCCGTCCGCTACTGCCTTTCGGAGTTCCTGGTACGTGATGGCATCCTGCTGATCCTGCCAAAACCCGCATAGGATTTCAACCGGTTCGTCACATTCGTTCTGCAGGTACTCTTCAAGTCTGCGTAGGACTTCTTGACTGCCCGGTGTCTTTGCCTTGCGTATTCGCTTTGGCCGTATGAACCTTATTGCCATTTGCACTGCTCCTTCCTAATCGCCTTTTAGCGGCTTCCGCCACATTGTCGGGGATTTCTTCGCCTTCGTCGTTTCCATCGCTTCCTGCGGCTGTCTCAGGCTCCGGTGGCTGGTTCTGCTCCGCCTGTTGCTTACGCCGCTGGTCTACTGTTCTGTCGTCCGTTGTCCTCTCCGGCAGGTGTCCGACCTGGCGAATGTAATCTTCCAGTCCGTCGTCCGGTACTAAGATTCCGATGCCAGTCATATCCTTGATGAATGCCGCAACCTTTGTTACGTCCACATCTGCAATGTCGCCGTGGGACATCTTTGGGTACTCCGTGATGCCTGCAAAATGTTCACCGTTAATATCGATCAACGGCGGGATGCCCTGGCTGTTGAATGTCTCGCAGATCATGTCTAGGAATGCACCGATTGCCATAGCGAACAACTCCGTCTTATCGGAACTCAACGCCCAGGAACCGGTCTCTGAATGCCCTAAGAAAATAAAATCCGCCAGTACCGTCATTGCAATTCGGGTATCGTAGCGGTTGATGATCGCATTCGTGTCAAACTGCCGGGTGCCGCCGGAACTTAACAGCTCCAACTCATATCCTGCTGGAAGTACCACACCTTCCATCTCGTCTCGGCGAATACTCTTTACCATATTTTCCAACGCAATTCGTGTCTTCTTGTTGTCCTCAATATCATCGTTCCAAAGGTCTAACCCTTCCGGTCCGTGCATTACCGGGAGTCCTGCAAGGTCTCTTTCAATGCCGATTCCTTCAATCTCCTGGATTCTTCTCTTGAAGTACCAGGATCGGTAAGCATTTCTCAAAATGCTTCGTCCTTCCGGGTTGTTCTTCCTGCTCTTTGTACGGAACAGCAAAGCCTTACTCATTGGTATCGTGTAGGTACCAAAGTCCGGAGGCGGCATCTGAGTCATTCCCAGCAGATTGTCCTCGTTGTCGTATTCCCATCGGTAGAGCGTTTCCTGCGCTCTGATAGGCAATTTCTTCCATCCAATCAAGCCATCCGTGTACTTACTCTTCGTGGTTGGGTTCTTCGTATTTCCCATGCGGCGCTTATACACGATCTCGTGGAAGCTCCAACCGTAAGTGAGGAAAGATAAGATTTCCGAAATTGTGTCCGTCCAGGTGTCCTGCATATCGTGCATACAGCTTTCTACGAACTCTGCAGCCTCTTTGTCCTTTGCGGTATCGCCTCCCGGCTCTACATTCCAGTCGCACTGTCTTACCAGCATCTCGATAGCGAAGAGGATCGCACCTACCACATCGTCATTCTCAGACATTTCACGGTAGACCTCTATTCCTCGTGTGCCTCTCAGTTCGTGAAGGAACTCTTCGTAGATTGTTCCTCCGTAGCGTCGCTGACCTATGCGACCGATTTCTTTGTTAGCCATCTGTTCTCACCTCACTTATTCCAATAACTGCTCTTGCCTAACTGGCTATCCTTAGGCGGTGCTGAGTATGTAGCACCACTCTCTAACTCCGTAAATGCTGACGAACTTGCATCCACCATATCCTTGAATTTGGACTGTGGGAAGTTCTCGCACTCGTTGAAATACTCTTCATTCCACGGTGCAATCAGCACATCGACATTGCCTTTATCCATGCCTTCAAGTCCTAACCATTGTGCTGAGAACGGTTCTGCTCTCGTTACCTTGTCTCCGGACTCTTGAATGCACTTAACAGTAAAACCAGCCAAGAGCTTCATAAAACTCTGTGCCTGGTCTTTACCTGCCTGGCCTGGGTCCTGCGGAAGTCTTGTTGCTACCCTTCCGTATTTCGCCCTGTCGGCTATGCAGGTCTGCCTTATAATTTCTCTCACATCGGACGAACTCAACCGGCGATTGATAACGTCGGCCACAATGTACCGTCCGTTTCTTCTCTTTCCGATCAGCACGCCTGCTGTGTATGCCGGGTCTCCCTTTTCATCCTCAGATGTTGCCGCAAGGTCCCAGCCTCTCGCCCACTTGATAACATCGGGCGGTATCTCTTCCAGCATATTTACCTTTACTCGCTTGAACATCAAACCTGCGGCGGCTTTAATCTTCCAGTTGCCATGCAGTAGTCGCTCTCTCTGCACAAGAGCCATCGCCTGCAGGTTGGCTAAATACCCTGGGTCATTCTTCATCAGAATTTTGTTATCATGCAGCGTACTCGCAATGAACGTCACGCTCTTAGGCATCGTCTCAGCCTGTTCCGGCTTGACACCGTTCTCGATAGCTCCCTGCACTGCCTCTTCCCTGCTGTCAAACCAGGTAACGACCTCATTCAGTCGCACCATCCAGCGGATCACTCCCGACCGTTCCGGTATTGGGTAGCCGGTCTCTTGGTTTATCCACCAGGAAATGAACTCAGCAACCCAAGAGTCTGCGTCGGGGTTGCAGGTGGCTCGTACATACGGCTTTACACCGGAATCTGTACGGTTTCGAGACAGCATATAAAAGAACTGGTACTCGCTAAAGTGCGTCAGCTCGTCAAATCCTATCATCGTGAGCTGTGAACCCTGCCAGTCGTCGCAATCTTCATCACGTCCGAGGTGGGCGAAATTGACCGATGCGCCTCTTTTGAAAGTCCAGTGTAGTTTTGGTGTCTTTAACGGCTGGGAACCTTTCACGTAGCGGTAAATCTTTCGTGAACTATCCCATAAGCCTCCTGGAGATGTTACCTGCGTGTAGTCACGTCGGAAGATAGTTGCGTTGTAGTCCGGATTGTTCATGTACCGAAGCGGCTCTAACAGCAGTCCAAAGGTTTTTCCTCCGCCTGCAGCGCCTCCATAAATGCAAATATCCGCAGAGGTCGCTAAAAACATTTCCTGCGGTCCTTTCTGCGGAGCTAATACGATTTTCTCTTTCATCAATCGTCCCTCCCATTATCCGGAAGGTAAATCTGAACCTCCGCATCATTGTCGCTGGTCTGATCCACATAGTCCTGTGGTCTATCCTGCCAGCGGTCTCTCTGCCGGTTCTTCAACCAAAATATCTGAGCCGTGACATCCGGCGGTACGTGCTTCTTGGTCTTTTCAATCTTGACCGGTTTCACATTGCCGTCCTTGTCATACTCAATGATTTTCTTCTCTTCCTCGTACTCATAGCCGGTAGCTCTCTCGTAGAGACTCCTTATTACCTTCGCATCTGATACGCCTTTACCTTCTCCAAGCGCCTTGCCGAATGATTCGTGTTCCTTGGCCCATCGCATAATGGTTCGTTCGGAGACTCCCATGGCAAGGGCGATCTCTTCATTGGTGGCACCCATTGCAGCCAAAGACCACGCCCAGTTATCGTGGTAAGGGGCATTGTATTTTGGCTTAGCTGCCATACATTAACTACCTGCCACTGAGGTAGTCAGCACATAGGTACTCGATCAGTTGCCACCTGTTCTTACTCGTGATTGTCCCTTCCTTCTCAGCTTTCTTGATTGCCTGCTGAATAACGGAAGCGGACTCACCCGGTACCGCATTACTGCCAAACAGTTTAGCGAGGTAGGTCCATTCTCCTTCCTCTGTGAAACCGCAGTCGTCCATCTTCTGAGCGGCGTTCTCGATCATGGAGTGGATAGCCGCACCGACGTTTCGGATGTCCGTAAACTTCTGATACTTGCTAAGTGTCTCCACAAATCCCTTGCACTGCTCGTAGGATGCCACGCCCACAATGTCCGGAGCCTTTGATTCCAGGTCTTTAACCAGTGCGTCCATATCCTTTACCTGGTGCGGAAGGAACGTAAACGTCACATTCTTAAAATCAAACTGAACCGCAGGACTCAGCATCTTGTCGTACTGTTCCAGCGGTTCTTCCATGATCTCCTTGCCGACGAATGACTCAATCATATCGTCCACATCGTCTATCATCTTCACGATTTCTCTCAACGTACTGTCGTCGTCGAAACCGGAGATTGCATTGTGCGCCAGCTGCTTTGCCGCAATCTTGCTTCGTGATAAACCGGACACATCGACAATAGCGATGATTTCCTTCATCTCTGCAGCACGTGCGCTCTTTACTCTGTGGTGGCCGCTGATGATTTCCAGCTTGCCATCCACCAAAACAAAAAGAGGCAGGCTTTCCAGCTGTCCTCGCTTCTTGATGTTGGCGGTCAACTGATCCTGCATCTCGTTTTTCATTATCCTGGCATTGATGTCCTGCTCCTTAACCTTATCCAGCGGAACCTTGGCAATCACCAAGCCGGAACCCATATCGTAGATTACTTCGCATCCTTCGATTTGCTGGATGCCTTTGCTCTGTTCTTCTGCCATTCGTTTTCCCTCCTTAGCCATTCTTGAAGTGTCTGCTGTTCGGTTCTTCCCTCTACCAGTTCAGCCTCATACGTGAGCTTGTAGCCGTTCTTCTTGTCCTCAACCCTGTTTACCAGTTTCATGATGCCTCGTACCTCTTTGTTCTCCGGGTACCTAGTAAGCATTGCTGTGCGCATCTTCGCGACCTTCTCCTGCTCGATATTATCCAGGAGCGTATCTACAAACTCTCTGTTCTGCGCCAGCATATAACACAGCCTGCCGAGGCGGTATGTCTTGTGTGGCACCTTCATCACGTACCAAACGAATACGCTGTCAGCCGCCATCTTCGAGATGCCGAATACACCGGCCACATAACCGTCGATCAGCAATGCCCTGTTGAACGTCGCCGATGAACCGACAAAATTGTGAGTCCATAACTCTCTGTAATACTGAGCTTCTGCCGACTTGATCGGGATAACCTGCACCTTGCTATCTTCCTGGATCACATAATCTCTCGGAAGCATACTGCAGTCTAACGGCTGTAACTTACTCTCTGCTGGACGCTTTATCTTCTTGCCGTTTGCAAGGGCGGTTGCCTCTTCCTCTCTGTTCGTAGTGATGTAAGCATTCAAATCTGCTCTTGTACCGGAGCGGGCGTATATCGTATATCCTACTGCTTCGCCCACTCTCTTCTCCTGGTAGCAGATAACCAACGCCTTCGCATCCATGCAGAGGTCATAGAACTGCTGGTGTCCTGTCTCCGGGTCAAACAGTTCATACGGCGGTTCCTTCCAGGTCATCTTGCCCTGTGTGTCGTAGAACTTCTCATATCCGGAGAAGTAGGTCGGTGGGTTTGCAATAACCAAAGCGTGCGGATCGTCCAGCACCTCTTTCAGATGCTCCCACATATCCAATGGTCTGTAACTCATGCCGCCGAGCAGGTTCTTGATTACCTCTATCTGCCGATTGATACTCTCGATGTGTTCCTCTCGTCTGAGGCGTAGGTCTGTGAGTATCTGATAGAAATAATCATTGCCCGCATTTTTCGAGGTTCTGAGGTACAGCTGCGCATACAATGCTGTTGCTGGGTCAAGAAGTTCTTCGTCACTAAAGCCTTGTGCATGGATTTCCAGCGGCTCTAATGACTGGCCGGTAATCGCATATCCGAGGACTGTTGACATCATATTGACGTCGCTGGTCTCGATCTGCTCCGGCTTAAACCCATTCTGTACTGCCAGGTTCGCCATTGCAAAGGTACCGGCACACGGCTCAACGAACCTTGTATATCCGGACTTTGCTGCAGTCTCTATCAGAGTAACAAGAAACTTCTGCTCCGACGGACCTAAGCACCCCAGGAACATTGCTCCCGGATCCATAAAAAATGCCATATCCTTGTCTCCTTCCCTAAAAATTGTTCAATATATACAAAAAGCCGAGGCGGTTCCCTGGTACTGACCCGGGGATTTTTGATACCTGCCTCAGCATATTGCACAAAAAAGACCTCAGACCCGAAGGACACTGAGGTACGTTCCGTGATAACAAATAAGGCACCGTACCCTTTCGGATGCGATGCCGTTGTTTTTGGACCGGAACCCTGCGATGAACAGGACCTTAACTATGGAATAGCCACGTGCTACTTACACCAGTTCCGGATGTTATGATTAAATCCCTGCCAAACCAAACAAACTCAGCTGCTCGTAACCAGGTTCTTCCTTCCTGGCTTCGACTACCTTCTTGGCAGGTTCCTTGCTTTCTTTCTTAGCTGCAGGCTTCTTGACCTTCGGTTCTGACGGATCGTATAACTCCTCAATCAGTTCTCCGGTCT